TCCCCACAACGTTTGAGTTGGGCGAGGTGTCAAGTGCTGTAATTCAGCACCTTGAGCAGGATTAATAAAAGGCATAACTTTTAATTTTTAATGTTTAACTTATTTTATTTGGATTTCTCCCAATCTTTACTTTAAAGTCACTAGATGAATCACCAGATACAGCTCTTACTCTCATACCACCAGATTCAATAACATTAGGATGTGTTTGATTTGGCTCCATATCAACATTTTTAGCCTTTGCCATACTTTCTTTAATAGCATCAGCTTTACCTTGTTGATAAAAATGATTTGCAACTAGATCAGGATTCATTGCTGTAAAAAGTGATTTGTGATAACCTTTAGCGTCTTCAACAGCTTGAGTATCTTTATTAGTAAATCTACTCACGAAGTTGTTGATGTTCATCTGGCTATCTTTAACCTTGTTAGCCTCTTTGATATTAAGTCTGAAACGTTTTTCACCAACTTTATATTCAAAACCTTTGAATTCATCGTTAAAAACTTCATTTGACCTTTTTTCAAAAATAGACTTGTTTCTTTCAACAGCTTTAGCATCTTCATTGTATCGATTAAAGAAGTCAATAGCTTTTTGTTGTTCAGTGTTTAATCTTGAACCAGCTTTGACTTCAGCATAATATTTGGACTTTTGCCCGTCCAAGTGGCTTTTGGCATTCGCAACTTGCTCTTTTAATGCCAGTTTTTTTCTTTTAATGTCTTTAGGGTCATCTTCTTCTTCATTATAAGAATAAAGATCTTCCATAACAAACAGTCTTTCTTCATCGTTCAAATGTGGTTTTGTTTGTTTGAAATATTCATTTAATAGCTCAGTGTCGTCCATGTCATCATAATTTTGATTTAATCTAACATAGTCACTTAAACTACCACCCGTTTCATTAATGAACTCAACTACCTTTTGTATATTTTCTGGTAATGGTTCACCAGTTTCTTGAGCTTCAGCAACAGCTTCTTCAACTTCTTCTTGCAGCTCTTCAACTTTTTCTTCAACCTCTATTTCAGTAATCTCTTCAACAGCAGGAGTTTCTTCAACTGTCTCTTCTGTTTTTTCTTCTTCTTTAACCTCTTCAACAGGTTCTTCTTTTACTTCCTCTTTTACTTCTTCTTTTGGTTGCTCTTCTTTTACTTCTTCTTTTTTAGATAAATCAACTTTAGCTACATCAGTATCTTCTTTTTTACTAACTTTAGCCCATTTATCTAAATCTACTTTTATAGTACCATCTTCTTTAATCTCATTAGGATTAGATGGTTCTTCAACCTTTTGCTCTTCAGCAACAGGCTGTTCTTGTGTTTCCTCAACGATTTCTTCAACCGCCTCGGCCTTCTTTTTTTTAGCCATAATATAATATTATAAAATTAAACAAATTATCTTGGTTCAAAAGCATTCATGCCGAACCCACCACCCATTATATCATTACCTGAAGATTCAAAGTTTTTAGGTGGTTTATTACTTTTTCTTTGATCTATTAATTCAGATTGTTGACTCGCTTGGATTTTTGTTCTTTCGTCCTTACGATCTTCTTTATTATTTTCACTTTGTTTTGCAGTATCAGCTTTCATTTGCTCTATCTGCATGTTTAGTTGAAACTCATGATTCATAAGCTCTTTTTTCAACATAGCTTCTTGTTGCATTTTTTCTAACTCTAATTTAGACTTAGCTTGCTCTAGTTGCATATTATTTTGTGTTATTGCTTGATTTTTTTGTACTTCAGCTTGTGCAGCAACTTGTTGAGCTTGAGCATTTGCTTGAGCTTGAGCTTGTATATTCTGCTGTTGGATCATTTGATCTTCTTCAGCTTTTCTTTTTCTTTTTAGTTTTAACAATTGATTTGCAAGCTTTACATTTTTTATTTCTCTAATATCAATAGCATCTTCAAGATTAATACCTTGTTGCTGTAGTGCTTGCTGTATATTATTTTCTAACATAGCTTTTTCTTCTTCATCAGGTGCTAATTCAATAAATATACCAAAATCATATAAATGTAAGCTACTCATTTCTTCTAACGTAGCAACATTATGTCTACCTAGTTTTTGTATAAAAGCATCTTTAGTAGGTGAATATTCAATTATATCAGATATTCTAAGTGATAAACACTCTGCTAGTTCTGTAGTTAAAAATAAACCAGCTTGTAATATATGTCTTGTAGCTGTGTTACTATTAGCAGCCGCAAGCTTTTGTACACCAACTAAAGTTTTTGCATCAGGCATACTACCATCTCTTGCTTCATTTAAACCGGTTACATCCCTAATCATTTGTAGATAATAATTATATGTACTAATTAAGCTTTGTAATTTAGCACCACCATTACCACTAGCTATTTCTTGTATTGGTACTTTACCTGGATTCATATCGCCATCTGAAGTAAATGACCTACCAATAATACTACCAGTTTGGAAGAACATGTTTAATGCTTCCTGTGGATTATAGTTTGTTCCATTACCAAGATCTATTTCAGCCAAACCATCTGCGTCTAAATAAATACCATCTGGTACCATTCTAGACATTACTTGTTGTATTTTTAAATGCGTAAGCTGTATCATATCAGCAAAAGTAGTAATTCTACTAACTAGTGATTCAATTTTACCTTTGTACATTCTAGGTGCTACAATACTATAGTTCATTTTTACTTTAGTATAATCACTCTTAGGTCTCATCATGTTAGGAGCTAATCTCCATCTTAACATTTGTTTTGTTCCTAAAACCATAGCCCCTTCAAATAATACTTCTATTTGTTTTGATAGTTTACCAAATCTTTGCTCTATAGCTTGATCTAACACAGGATTAAATTCATCGTCTTTAACAATAACTTTATGAGCACCTGTTGCAGTTTCTTTTGTTTTATAAACTTGATTCATGTAAGTTTTATAGTTAAAATATAAAACTTGTATTTGATTTTTATCTTGGTTAACTGATTCAGCTAAACTTCTATTATAAAAACCAGTAGTTTGATGTCCTTGATTATGTAAACTTTTTAATTCTTCTTGAGTTAAATTAGGAAACTCTTTAACTATTTCATTTATAGGTATAGTTTTTATTTCACCAAAATAGTATATATCTTCAAAATATGGATCTTCTGTATAAGAATAAACAACGTTAGCTGGATCTACATATTCTACTGTAACACCTTTAGACTTATTAAAACTATTTTTAACACATCCAATACCTAAAACACATAAATCATAATTTACTTTTTTACGAGTTAATTCATATCTATTTCCTTCTAATAAAACATTTATAGCTTGTTCTTCTGCTATTTCAACAGCTTGCTTATAATTAAGCTGCATATGTAATTGTAATTCTTCTTCATTAGAAGGTAGAGTTTCAAGTTCACTAGCTTGTAAATTTATTCCAAAAGCTTCAGCAGCATACTCATTTAACTCTTGAGCTTTCATGTCTGCTAGTATTCTATCCATGTATCTAGTTCTTTTATCTACACCATGTGGATCTTGTGAATAAGCTTTTATATCAAAAGTTCTTTCTGATATACCATTAACTACTATATCTACAAATTTAGGTATAATAGGTACTGGCTTCCAGTCTAAATTAAGATATGATAAATCACCATTAATCGATAATTCATCTTTATACTTTTGTATTGCTTGCTCTCCCCTAGCATAAAGCCTAAGTTTATGAAAGTTGTTTTGATTACTAGCAAATCTATTTGTGCCAGAGTCTCTTTTAAACCACTCGCTTTCAATAGCTTTACCTATTTTTAAACCGTAATCTAAAGATAGTTTCTCTTTGTCACTTACAACTTGACTAGGAAAATAATTGCTCATGTAAGACTCAGCCATATTATTGTTTTATTAATTTTGAATGATAGCCCTTGTTTTTATATCTAGCTATATTTATGTTTATTTTTTCTCTTTCTATGTTTGATCTTGGACTATATAAATGTCTATTGCAAGCCATAATAGCTAAACCACTACTAATAGTTGCATCAAATTTTGTTCTTCTCGTTATATCAAAACCAGCCCAATCGTTTAAAGTATTATTAAAAACCATATTACCGTATTCACCATCGCTCTTTAAACCGACATGATCATTAATGTACATTTCAATAGCGGCAGCGTGTGCCTGCTTAATATCTTCACTTGAGTTTGGCATACCACCAACCTCTTTTTCAGCAACAGATAGTTTATTCCAAACTTTATCAGGCCTATTCATTGAATAACCTCTATAACCACGTCTTTTTAAATAATACAATAGACGAGGTTTATTGTTCTCTGCGAGTAATGGCATCCCGTAAAATACTAAAGCCATTAGAACGTCCTCAAAGAACATCTCGGCGGTTGCTGGCCTGGCTATATACTCTAGAAAAAACTCACTAGCTGGTGCATCTTCCATACTAAACTTAGTTAGGCCATGTAAAGCACCTTTAGAACCCTTACCATCAACAGTACCTGATATGTCATAACTATCACAACCAAAAGCACCCATGTGCTCGTTACCAGGATATTTTAAACCGTTTTTTATTTTTTGTTTGTTTTGCAAATTTAAAGGTGGAACCCATGATATATTAAATCTACCTTGTTGACTAGGTAAAAACCTAACAGTAGTATCTTTTATACCGCCAGCCCATTGAAAATTACCTCTATTGTAATTTGCATTTTCTTCATTTATATCTATTTGCTCGTATATTTTAACTAAGTTAAATATACTATTTTTAGTTTCATCTCTGAAAGCGTGTTCTTCAGTTCTTGGAAACTGTCTGTAAAATTCGTTTAAAGCGTCTTGATCGTTTTTTAAACCGTCTGCTTCATTTTGCCAATGATCTAAAACACCTATATCTATATAATCACCATAAGGTCCTTTTACTTCTTCTTCAGGCGTGTTGAATACAGGTATGCCATAAGAATCAATGAATCCTTCGTAGTTCCATTCCATAGGTATGAACAAACTATATAATCCCGAGCTAGTCTGTCCGTTGCGGTTTCTTTTTGTAACATCTGAGTCATTATAAAGTTTTTTAAATTCAGCACCACCTTTATCTAAAGCGTTGCTTGTTGAACCCATCATACATTTACCTATAATTCTACTACCAAGTCTTAATGTAGTTTTTGTTACACGCCAATTGTTTAATATATTATTAGGTCTTTCCCATTTACCACTTTCATCATGTACTAATAGTTTTAGCTTTTCACCATCATAACTATTATCACCAGTATTTTTCCAATCAATTGTTGTGTCAAGTCCTGTTAATTCCTCTGGTTTGTTTTCTGTAGAGGTTATATTTCTTCTTGTAAGTTTACTAGCTGGCACTCTATAAGCTAATTCTGTTTTAGGTCTATCCATACCGTCTTGTATCGGTTTAAAGAAAAAAGGATAGTTAACAGATATAGGTACTACCTTATCAGTAAACATTTTTTTAGCATCAGGTCCTGATTTAGATAATATACCAAACCTAGCATCACTTGATATTGTTGCTAGATTAACTGTTTCACCTGAAGCCATAAACGAAAAGCCAGATCGTCTATTTTTTAAATAACACATACCGTAGCATCTGTTATCTGCTTTACAAGCTTCCCAAAATATATAAAATAATCTATTTGCCTCTCTAAAGTCTGGATGTCCTACGTCAATTTTAGACCACTGTAGGTACATATAATGAGTTCCAGTTATATAAATAGGATTACCTTTATTGTAAAACCAAAAACCATTTTCTCTTTTTGTAAACTCGTTTTCTATATACTCAATGTATTTGTTTTTAAAATCTTGAGGATATTCACGCCAATCAAATATAGTTTTTATTCTATTTAACTCTTTAGGATACGGTGTTACTTGCCAAGTGTCATTATCAAACTTTTTTATTTTTTTAGGTGTTTTTGGCAAAGCTATTTTCAAACCTTGTATGCTATACACATCACCTATCTGACCTGTTTTACTTATTACAACAACATCATTTTCTTTATTATAACCATATTCCCAAGCCTTTTTTTTATTAAGCCTTTTAATTGTATTTAATTTTATAGGCTCAATAATTTCATATAAACTTTGTTTGTACATTACTTGGATCTTCTTTCAGCAAAACCGCTAAAACTTTCTTTCTTCTGTTCTTCAACAGGTTTTCCGTCTAACATGCTTTGTTCTGCTTGTATTCTAGTTAGTATTTCAAAAGCATCAAATATAGCTAATTTCTTTGTAGCTGCAGCATTTTTTAATCTATCAGCTGATATATCATCATCACTATCAACTATAGGTTCTTTAGCTACTTTAACTAATTCTTCTACAGCTCTATAACCAGCTTGGATTATATTCTCTTTCTTTTCCTTGATATTCATATTTAATTGTAATTGCTTTTGTTAATACTCTATATAAACGCTCGTTGTTTATAATAAACTCGTATTCACTTCTAGGTACAAAACCAACTAGATCACCTACATTCAATTGTTTTAACTCTTTACTGTTGTTAGTATATTTTAAAACACCAATTAATGGTTCTTCTTTTTCTATACTAAAATTATCTATAGCATGTATTGGTTTAATAAAACAGTAATCATTTATAGATTTCCATTGATTATTTTGTTTGTATAAATATATTTGATCTAATTGTACAAAATATTTATCTTCTTCAAAATAACCTTTACTGTTTTGTTCAATACCTCTTACATCTTTCCAGCGTCTAAAAACATTATGATGAACTATTATTTCATCGCCTGGTTTTATATTAGTTTTAACACCTTTTGGAATAGATATAACTATAGCATTTCTATTTACGTTTTGATGCGTAAAGTTCTCAGTATTTGTAATAAGCGACTTATCACCTATTTTTTTTACATTATTATATCTTGATTCTACTGGTTTTACTACAAAGTAATAAAGCCCTCGCATTAATATTCTAAATTGTATTCAACAGCTATAGCCATGTTTTTATTAAAATCTTTCCAAGGCAATACCTCGTCTTCTTTTTTTATAAAAACACTAAACTTATCGTCTTCTTCTATTATACAATCTATAACATGCCCTCCGTAGACCTCTTGACCTACGGAGTAGTGCATTGCTTCATTTTTGTAATCTTTACCTATACTAATCTTCCTTATCAGATTCATTTTCCTTAGGTATTTCAGATATAGTGCCATCTGTTAAATTAACAGTTACTTGACCATATTTTTCTTCAAGTTCTTTTTGGATTACTTGTAAATCCATTTGCAAAGCTTTTATTTGTTCTAAAGCTACATTTTTTTGTACCTCTAAACCACCAACCTGCATTTGAGCTTGATTTATTTTGTTTACCTTTTCTTGAACTGATTTTAATTCTTCATCAGTAATCTTGTTTACATCTTGAGCGATGTCCTCTACTTTTACGTCTTTCATTTTATTTAAATTTAATTGTTAATGATATTATACGTCTGTATAATCCTTATAAGCGTCCATCGCTTTAATAGCGGTGTATGCTTGTATTACAGGGTTCTTAGCGCCAGCGTTTACCGCTACGTCAAAACCACCATAAATTTCTTGAAAATGATTGTTCCAATCATTGTCTCTTGTTGCTTTATCTTTGTATATTCTTGCTCCCCAACTTCCAAAGTGATTCTTAACACTAACATCTTCCATAACAGCCTCTGTTTTTATAGTACCATCTTCATTGTACGTTGCAGCTGTTTTTTCTTGTGTTTTTATTTCTTCAGATCCGTTGTAATCTACTCTACATACTTTTATGTAAGCTTTATCAAGAGATATACCTTTAAAACTATAATTACCTTCTAATGCCATGATTTTTTTTTTAATTGTTTACTATGTTTATATTATTACGCTATTTTCACGTTTTTTACTTTTTAAAACTCTTATATAGTATTGGTATTAGTATTTTACCGTTATCTTCTAAATAAGGTTTATAATTATTTTCAATATTATCTATTATTTCTTGTGTTATATCTTCATGCCCCCACCATAAATCAACAAGTACAAAGTCATATTTTTTATCAGGTGTATATGTTAAAGCGTCATCTTTTATTACATTTATAGAATCATGTAAAAAATCTACATAATCAATTAATTCTTGATTATTATCTACTACATCTACTATACTACACCCTTTTTCTACTTTTAAAGTTTCTGGTACTAAACCTAAACCTAAACCTAATACTAAAACTTTATCATAAGTAAAATCTTTATAAAGTTCTTTTACCTTTTCACAATTAGTACATTCGCCTAACATTATGGTAGCATAGTCTTCTATATTATTTATAGTGCATTCATCACTAAATTTTAATATACTTATACCATCTTCTTTTTTTACACTAAAAGAAGTACCAGTGTGTTCTTGTATTTTGTTTTCTTGTATTTTCATATTAACATCCTAAAGGTGAGAAATTAGAAACAACTCCACTTGAATTAACAAAGAAGAATCCAGCGCTTGTTGCTCCACTGCTACTAGCCGGTGGACCACCATACCACTTGTTACCACCATTAGTACTATTCATTAAGTTTAAATTATTATCATACACTTGTGTTCCATTACCAAACGTTCCAGTAAATCTAACTATAGTGTTCATTGTTGTAAAGCATCCAAAGAAGCTTTTTGCAAACGGTCCACTTATGTATCTTGTTACATATGCTGTTTGAGTTGCTTGTGTTATGGTAGATCCATAAGAAGTTCCAACACTATTTGTAGCAAAAGCTCTGTAATAGTATGTTGTATTTGATGATAAACCAGTAACAGCTCTACTATAACTACCTGTTGTGTTAAATGTGCTAGGATGAGGCGTAACTTTTGTAACACCAAACTCACCTATTGTAGGTGTACTATCATTGCTTGAATATACAAATCCTTTGTCTGTTATAGTAGCATTTCCAGTACTAGTCATGTTACCATTCATTGTCATACCACTAGAACTCACGCTTGTAGCTGAAAGACTAACAATACCTGGTGCTGAAGAAGCTGCTAATGTTGTAACCTGCTCGTTACCACCGTACGTTGTTCCAGCTGCGTTAGTAGCATATGCTCTATATGTATATGTTGTTGCAGCTGTTAATGAGCTTATTGCTTTACTAAAAGCACCTGTAGAATTTGTGTTGTCAGCAACTTGAATACCAACACCACTTTCACCAGCAATAAAGTCATCTGTTATAGCACCTGTTTTAGTAACAAAACCTCTATGTGTAATTGTTCCAGTCGTACTAAAATTTGACGCAAGACCTTTGCTGTTAACAGTGCCGTTCATTGTAAAACCGTTTTGACCGACACTAGACTCTGTGTTTGTAACAACTGATGGCGATACACCACTACCTCCACCAATAACTTGCATACCAGGACAACTAACGCTAAACCACCAAGCTGTACCACCTAATGGCGCTTCAACACGCATGTTAGATGAACTAACTGAGCTGTTTTTATTAAATGTTATAGTACCTCTACCACCACTTTGAGTGTTTTGGCTACCTGTGCCATAATCGGTGGTTAATGTTGTTATAGTTGCGCTTGAGTTACCAGCTGTTGCTTGTAAAGCTGACAAATGACTAGCTGCTCCAACAAAACCATCACCCGTGCCATTTCCACTACCACTTGTGTAAGTGTTACCATTCCATGTAAATACAAATTTATCAGGAATACCGTAAGCTTGATATTCTATTGTAACAGTACCAGTGTCACTTCCTAGTGTTATAGGGTAATTAAAAGTACCTTGTCCGCCATCATGATAAGCCATGTTACAAGCAGGTGCAACCGCATCATGATCATAACTATAAAATTCACTCATTGCAAAAGGAGCGGTGTTGTTCGGATGTGATGCACTAAGACCATTTGTTGGATCAACTGGAAAAGAATTACCATTAGCATTACCACCAATTGTTATGTCTTTTAAACTTAATACATCATCATAGTCAACATCAGTGTAGTCGTCTACATCTTTTTCTGCTGCTAAACCAGCTAAGCTTATACTGTTACCACTTGCAGGAACTGCCATTACTTTATTTGTTTTTTAAGTTCTTCTATTTCTGATTTTAATTCTTTTATAGCCTCAACTAATACAGGTACTATACCTTTATCTCTTAAAGATAATTTACCATTATCATTTTCTCTTACAAGTTCTGGTAATACCTCTTGTACGTCTTGTGCTATAAAACCAATATCTTCTTTTAAATCTGTAATACCTTGTTCTTTCCAATTAAATGTAACACCTTGTAGTTTTTCAACTTTATCTAAAGCGCTTTTAATTGGTTTTATATTTTCTTTTAAAGATATATCAGATGGTGATCCAAAAGCTACAACATCACCTTTAACCGTAAATGTTCCTGTTCCACTTAACTCACCCTGAACCGCTGTGGAATTTTCAAATGTGAATTTCGCAGAAGCGTGTGAATGACTGAATAACGTGCTGTTAGAATAACTTATCATAGCTAGTCTTAAAGTAGTATCTTTGTAGAAAGCCAATGTAGGATAATCACCCGCTTGTATATTAAGCGATTTAACACCAGTGCCACCATATGCACTTGTACCTCCAACAGTAACGTGTCCAGATGAATTTATAACTAAATCAGGATAATTTGATGGAGCAAAATCTCTAGAAATTGCAATTGGTACTGTAGATGCGTTTGAACCAAGACAAGCATAACCACCTTTTGTTCCTATTAAAGTATTACCACCTTGGAATCTAGTTGAAGAATATACGTTACCATTTATTTCTAAAGGATAACTAGGGTCATTAACTCCGATACCTACATTGCCTAAATTATAATATACTTTATTACCGTTACGTGTCCAGTTTGTTATAAGGCAATTTTCTCTTCTTACACTTGATTGCTCATTTGAAAAACTAGTGTTACCACCACTTATTGTCCAACCATCTAGATAGTCTTCCATGTGAGTATCACTCATACTCCATGCATAATTTATTTCGCTTATGTAAACATTACAGTAATTCCAAGTTGAATCTGTTTCACCTATATAAACTATAGGTTTACCATTACCATCATAACCAAATCTAACCGTAAAGTTTCTATCATAAGTACTAGACTGTGCGTGACCTACTATATATGCCGTTGTATTATACCAGGTTGTTTGATAATAATAACCCGAAATAACAAACTCAAAAGTTTCTTGATGGTTATATTCGAATATAGTACCTTTTATAGTATACATAGAATCTGTACTCGCCAGGGGAGACGTAATAGCTATAGCACCAGTTGAACTGTTTCCTAAAAACTTTCTACTGTTTTTTGGTATTAAAGTACGTTGACCAGATTGAGATACTATACTTTGAGTTTCATAAGCTCCAATACCTGCTCCTACCTTTACATTACTCGCGAAATCAGCGGTTTGATCTGATTTTAATTCTAAAACCGTTGTGCTATCTGCTTGTAATATTAAATTGTTAGCTGTTGTTGTTCTTATAGTACCATTACCAGCTGTAAAATTAATTCTTCTGCTTGTACCGTTTATGTTAAAATCTGTAGCTCCTTGAACATGTACATCACCAGTAATTTTAAATCTTTCTGAAGTACCACTGTATACATGCAAAGCGCCCTGAGGATTCGTGGTCTGAATTCCAACGTTTCCATCACCATCCACTCTCATTCGCTCGGCATAAGCACCGCCATGTTGACTTGTCCAAAAAGCTAAAGCTGAGTCCGCGTTTTGCCATATGTTAGCGTAATGTCTTATACCTGCTGGAGCTGCATCTGAAGCATTTGCAACAAATTTTATTTCTTGATAATTTAAATATGCAGCACCATTTGCTGTAGCTAGATAATTTTCTATTTTGAGCTGAGTGTAATCTTTTGTGGCATGATAAAGATGAAGTTTAGACTCAGGAGCAATATTACCTATACCAACTGAACTTACAAAATTTGTATTGTTATTTGATGAGTCTACATGAAAAGCGGTGGTGCTTGTAGCTCTATTTAAAAGCTCAAAATTACTACCTTGGCTTATGTTTGTGCCTATTTCCCATCTATCTGCGTTAGTACCATCTCTATTACTTCTAAACCAAACAGAAGCATTTTGATTGTGAGTTGTTGATGCAAGTTCTAAAATTGCAGATCCACCCTCAACATAAAGTTGTCTGTCGCCAGGATTATCACCGCCAATACCAACCTGCCCTGCAAAATTTGTTTGTGTTCCTGTACCTATAGTTATAACATCACTGCCATTATGAGTAATAACAGTTTTTAAATTTGCACCTCTATGCTCAATAGTAGCACTTGTTTTTTGACCAGGTGTTCCTGTATTGTTGTGTCCAGCTATAGTTAATTTACCAGTTGTATCATTACCAGATTTATGTATTTCTACATCTCCTGTAAAAGTTGAAGAGCCATTCGCGTTTAGCGTTAACCTAGTACCACCAACAGAACCATCAGAAGATGAGCCAATAAAACGTAAAGCACCAGCTGTACTTGTATCTGCACCATAAAATCTCAACTCAGATAGTGCCGTGCTTTCTTGACTAATTTTTAATCTACTTGCCCCGTGAGTTGTATTTTGTCCTGTAGCAACAAATCTTGGCGCTTCGACAATACCTGCAAAAGTTGCTTGTCGAGTACCACCATCTAAAGTTAAAGCTGTTCTTGTTGTACTACTACCACTTCCATTATTGTGAGGCACACCAAAAGTCATATCAGCGCCAAAGCTATTATTAGCATCTTCAGTTAATCTTATAAAACCAACACCACCACCTCCAGAGTGAGCATAAGAAAAATTAAGAGATGCTTCGTTTGCAACATTAGTATTGTGAGTTGATGCATTAATTGATATAGCAGAACTTGTTGTTCCATTAACATTTACTATACCTCCGTTGAAAATTCCTTCACCTGCAAAAGTTGCTAATTTATCTTCATCTATTTTTAATAATTCTGTACCAGAGCCAGATGAACTGTTCATATACCAAGCAAAGTATCTATTAGTATCATCATTATCTGTATCGATATTAAAGGTCATTAATTCGTAAGCGTTTAAATGACCTGAAGATGAGTCTGCTGTTCCAAGAGTAATTTGTCCGGCTGTAACTTCTACACCATTATTAAAAGTTACATTTGTATTAAAACTACCAATAGTTTGTATACTACCATCTCTATGTATTTCAAGTCTTGTAGTCCCACTGTCTTGTACTCTTAACAAATCATCACCGTCACCATCTAGACCAACAATATTTATTCTACCACCACTTGCGTTGTTAGTTGACTCCATTGTGAGAACAGGACCATCTTTTTTAAGATATAAATCTTCTGAATATATTTGATTATATCTATTAGCCGCTTTACCTAAGTTGTATAAACCATCTGTTCCTGGATATATATTGTTAAAATGAGATGAGTCTCGGTACTTACTAATATCATAGCTACCTGTTTTTGCATCATCTGCCGCGCTAAAACCTTTATAATCTTGAGCAAATATTTTAGATATTCTAATATAACCATTACTAGATTGAGGATCACCTAGTGTAAACTTAACTTTTGTTGTTCCTGTTCCACCTGATGCATGGTAACCATAAACTTGAGCCTGTGAGTTAGTTGTTGTGTCAACTATTGTATTCCAACTGCTACCAACATAAACCTCTATTTTTACCCTATTAGCTCTCCAACTAGCATGTGTCCATTGTATACCAAAGAAACTTGTATATTTTATTGGATCACTTGAATGGTCTATTTCAATAACCATTTCATCTAAAGATGAGTTAAAGTAAACTTGATCAGTATTTCCACCTTTTAAAAATGGTTGATCGAAGTTTGCAAGTGGCCAAGCTGATGTTCTATTGCTTTGGAAAACATTTGTTAAACTTATAGTTGCCCATCTGTGAGCACCAGCATAAGCATTAAATACTTCATGATCTATTTGTGGATTACCTTCATACTGATGGTTAACACTATAACCACTAAGTAAAGATGATTCACCATCTAAGTCACCAGTTAAACCATAATTATTAAATGTACCTCTTATACCACTATTTGTTTTTATCTGTACAGTATCGCTACTAAAGAAAACACCTGTTCCTCCATCACCCCAATGCTGCATACTGTCTCCTACATATAATGTTCCTTCTACAATACCTGTAGCCATCCTC